GTATTTACGATTTGCAAATGCAACTTTCTTTTCAGGCTTTACTTCTTCAGCCATAACAGTAGCTTCTTCAGCCATTTTACTTCTCCTTGTTGGGGCCAACCGTAGCCACGGGGTGGGGGATTAGGTAGCCAACTTATTGTGGATTATTATGTTCGTGAGGCTAATCCTGTGCCACGTTCTGCTCTAGGCAACATAAACTGGCCTAGTGCAGCATCGAACTCTGGTCCAAACACTTTTCCTATAATTGTTCGTGCTGGACCATTCATTACCCTACGGATAATTTCTTTTTCTTCATCTGTTAAATTTGCATAATTTTGTCTAATTTGTTGAATGTCTATTTCCATTATTTAATTTTCCCTACAATGTAACACAAAGGCTCTAAAATGGCACGTTCAATAGCACCATGCCAGTGACGCTTACCATGTTTCTGCATCCATATATCTGCAGTACGTCTACGAGCAATACCTTCAAGCATATTACGAATAGCCATATTATACCATGCAGCATCTTTATACGCAAATTTTATTAACGGTTTAAATATACAATGATATCCTTTTTGATAAGCAGGGTCCATATTTTTACTGTGTTGTAACCAAACTGTTTGACGAAAAGAACCAAAGCCATATGCGTTATTCATGGCAGTGCAAACAATTTTGTTATCGCTAGTGCTTTCACCAGATGTTGATGGCGTTTGTAATTCATCTGGTATTTGACTATAATTTGTTGTGATTGATTCACCAGTAGTGCGACTGGTGGCAGTAACAGAAGGATCAGAAGTTACGCTAAAATTATCATCACCAAAATCGTCACCAGTAGTAACACTAAAGCCTCTGTCTCCCGTAGGTGGTGTATCATCGCCCTCTTCATAATAATCCTTAAAGTCAGACATGCCTCGACCAAACCCAGACCTAGACGTGTCTACAACGCCTGTTTTAGCATCTCTATATCCACTATTTATTTCGTCTTGAATAGACATTGAACCTGAAGCAATTTCTAATGCTTCAGCTATATCGTTAAGTCTATTCATTTCTTTTCTTGCAGAAGTTGACATAACAGCACGTCCAGTAGCCCTACTTGTAACAGGTCTACCCTGAGAGTCTCTTACTATGCCCCCTTCTCTAACCTGATTAGCATCTTCTCTATAAGAACTAGCTAATGCCCTAGCACCACTAGCCGCTTGAGAAAGAGTAGAACCGGGACTAATAATATCTCTCAAATTATTAGCAGATTCTTTTCTAGCCTCAATAGCATCATCACTTTCTAATACTGATCTAACAGCCCTATCAGCATTTAATCCTTTTCTTGCTGCCTCTTGACCCGCAAGCATAGCTTTACCTAATACAGAAGCCTGTCTATCTGTCATAAGTTGACCCGGACTTGTATAGCCCATGTGGGCTAATGCAGTATTTCTAGCTGTGTTTCCAGCTACAGCAATATCATTTGGAGTAAATTTTGTAATACCAAATTCTTTTGCCATAGCCGACATAATAGCACCTGTTGGAACAAAGCTACCTACTTGACTCATTGCTTGAATACCTGTGGCTTTTCTTAAATCTGAGTTACTAATACCAAATTTAGTAGAGCCGCCAAAAACCCCTCTATCATCAAATAGAGTTTGCTCAAGAGTTCGTGGTTTTGCAGTTTTTTCATCTTTATCGCCAAATAAACTTTTTACAAATTCACTAATAGAACCAACTGTAGCTGTGCCTACACCCGTACCGCTTACGGCTACACCTGCACCACCATCACTATCATCTGTAGGCCTAGTTGTAGTAGAGCGTACTGTAGTAGGACTATCTGCTTCTTCTGCTTTTTTATCATCTTGACCCGGAAGATTAGAGCCTACACCGGGAACTCCTGTGCCTATAGTTTGTTGAAATGTAGGCATTACTGGTTGTATAGTTGTTGGTGTAAACTTTGTTCCTGCAGGTTGAAACTGAGCAGAAGCTGCTTGCATAGGTGCTGCTGCTTGTCCCGTTGGTGCTGCTGGTGCTGTTGGCGGTGTCATAGTGTAGTTATTAACACCTGCTGCAATTGCTGCCGCTGGATTAGGATATGCAGTTCCATCAGGGCCGTATACAACGACTTGTGGAAATACTGGCATTGATGGGAAACCTTGAGAACGAATCGGTGATCCCGGTGATCCCAATAGACCCGGTGGTGCAGTATTTGCCAAAGAAGGAGTCCCTATTTGGCCTACGGATGTACCTAACGCACCCGATACAAAACCGGGCATACCATGAGTTATTGGACCACCAATTAAATTAGAACCGGGTATGACATTACCGCCATTAGCCATAGAGACTACACCACCCTGCGCCATTTCTAACCCATCATCTTCCATCTCAAGGTCTTCCATACCAAATGGAACACCATCAGGAATGGTTGCCTCATCAGCATTACCCATTTGGCCCATAGCGTCCATACGCTGAAGACCCATCTTTGCTTCATCACGTAATGCCATCATTTTATCTAGGCCATGATACCGCACTACATCTGCTGGCATAACAAACTCGCCCTCACTTAATTGTGCGGGTATATCGTCACGGACTTCTTCTTGAGTAGAACCTACAGGTACATCATTGCCAGATACAGGGTCAACTGTACCACCTTCTTGCATGAGACCACCCTCATCAAAGAGTTCCATTTGTTTTGCCATGTTAGCCATTGATAGCATCCCTTAATGTTTTAATATTACGCAATACCGCTATTGCTCCCTGCGCACGGTGCATAAATATCGTATTATCTCCTTGCTCTAAAGTACGATGTTGTTGTTCTATGAGCGAGTCTATATAATTACTGAAGTGGTCCCACTGCCGCTTGTTGCTGACCAACGGCTTCAGCTTGTTGAGGAGTTCCTTGTTGTCCACTTGCACTAAATCCTTGTTCACCCGGCACAGGTGCTTGTCCTGTACCTACATTGCCACCACCTGCACCCGTTGGGTCCATAGCATCCGCACCCGGTGGTGGTGTTATACCACCCTCTTCAGGTTGCATTGGTGCTTGAAAGCCTTTCATAATTTCAGCTTGCAAAGCAGCTTCATCCATATTGTTGGTAACTTTATCAGGGTCTAAGTCCATAGACTTTGCAATTTCACGAATTACATATTGGAACTTAGCAAAAGGAGCAAGTGAGGGGTTACTTGCGATTTGTAGGAACTGCATAAGTCTTTGGCTACGAACCTCATTTGCCATAAGACTTTCAGTGCCACGTGCTTTAACTTCTAAATCACCTTTGATTTCAGCATCAAAATCAAACTGCATGTTAAAACGGAATAGTCCTTCACCTAGAGGACGTAACAAATAATCGTCTACATTTTTAATAACAGTTTTTGTGCCACCTTGCGCAGCACCCATAAGCATTGATATACCACTAGCAGTTCTACCTACGCCAGATACACCTGTTTGTCCATGCGCAAAAGAAGGAAAGCCTGTGCTTTCATCTGCCAACACACGTGCTTTGTCAAACAGCATCATGTTCTCTTGTGCTACATTTGGAAACTTTGTACCAAAGATTGCCTGACCCGGTGCGCCACCTTGTCTACGGAATACTTTACCGGGATACAATGATAAGTCTTGACCCGGTACTAGATTAGTTTCATCTACCTCTACAATTAAGTTACCTGACAATACAGCATTGTCCACAGCCATACGCATAAAGCCATTCATCAGTGTTTGGGTATCGTCCATATTTTCTGCGATACCAATGCCAAAGAATGAATATGGGTTTAACTCATACGGTGCTGCACAATAAGGTATCTTAGCAGGTTTAAATGGATTAAGAACCATACGTAACAATTTGTTATTACATATCCAGATGTTTGCTTGCAGTTCATCAAAATCTTTTAAATCTTTAGGTATTTCTATTTCTTGTTCTTCAAGTAATTCAACATCTACCATGCCCCAATATTCTAATACTTCAAAACGGTCAATGCCATGCTCTGGTGCATAGTCTGTTAAATCTTCTTCCCAATACTTTTTAGTATAATTCTCACCCATCTGGATAACTTCATCAATTACACTGCTTCTAAAGTATGGACGCTTCTTTAGATTACGTAATTGTGTACGAGACATCTTATGTCGTTCAATAACAAACTGTGCCTCATCCATATTGTTGGCATCTGGGTCTGCATAAAAGTTCCAAACAGATACATGGTTTACCTGTGGGATAGTTTTAAACAATGGGTCATAGTTACCGTCATCACCCCAGTTAGGATACTCTTTGTCTACAGCAAACGGCCCCTTCATTACACCTGTGCCAAAAAGTGCCATCTCAAATGCAGCACTACGTAAATGTTTAGTAGCACCTGACTCTTCTAGTTGGTCGTGTATTTTCTTTTGCATCTTCTTTGCTGCAATAAGAGCAGGACTAAAGGCAATAGCTGTAGGTGTTTTACCCGGACCTTCTTTTAGTTTATCAGCGACTGGTTCCAGTTTATCTTCCAACGCCCCAAGTTTTTCTTGTAAACTCTGGGCAGTTGCACCCGCTGGGAAATCCATTCCATCTCCCTGAAAACCATAGGGACTTGAAAGAGCAGTTTCACCACGCAGTTGTTCTGGTTCTTTAGGGTCAAAATGTACATCAGCAACAACCCCTTCTGGTAATTCGGTAGGCTCAATAGATAAAGGAAAACGCTGGTTAGCGAATAGAACATCAACAATCTGTCCATATGCTGCCAGCGTTTTAGTTTTAGTTATCTTAACAAATACACGAGATTTTTCTGCTTCTGTAAACTGTACATCTGGACCATACAAACCACGATAGTTACGATAGGCACGTAACCATCTCTCTTCATCTTGGTATCGATAATCTTCAGAACGCTTATATCTTTCCATAATAAACGGAATGATATTTGTTACATCCATATCTGTTTCGGTAGTATCGTCTGTATCTTCCAGAGCAATAGCATCGTCTTCAATCATAATTTCATCTTCTGCCATTATACTTCCTTTGCTCCTACTATAGTGCATTTATATTCTATAGATTTCCAATCACCGTCAGTAGGTATGTTTTCATGTACAGTTTTCATTTCTACACAGTCAGGCTTTTCATCAAACCACTGTATGGTTTGCGTTCCACAATATGCCGTAGAACAAACAGTTAATATTAAAGACCAAATTATTTCCATGTTAATATCCAAATGTAGCATCTGCTACTCTCATACCACTACCCGGTCTACCCATAGGATCGTAGTCAAATATACTAAATCTTGGTCTGGACATTATACCATACCTAAGAGCGTCATACAAGTGGTCTTCGCTTTTTGTATCCACGTCTTCCGGGTTTTTCTTGTCCAACGGTATTGAGGGTAATTGGGATACGACATTTGTGCAAGTATTAAAGAAAACAAGTCTAGGCTCCTCTGTAAATTCATCTATCTGCAGTCTACGATGTATTTCGTTTTTACCTGCTACCCTACTACCTCTGCTTCGGTCTGATGGTCTCCATCTACAACCCCTGCTTATCATCTGCTCAGCAAGAGAAGGACCAGTATCACCCCGCTTATGCCAAAGAGAACTATCCAAAACGCCATACTTAATATTGCCATCTTCTGCTTCCAAATCCAATATCATATCTGCCAAATCTGTGGCAAGGACTTTAGAAACATAGAGTTCTCTGTACGTAACAATTTGTTCATTCGGTGCAACAGCAAACCACAAAACGCCACTATAACTGCCGTAACCGTAATCACAAGCCCTAAACTTAACCCAGTTGCTAGGTATATTAAAAGGCTCAATAACATGCAAGTGCCTATCAAATTCAGTAAAAGCAGCACCCTCTTTAATATCCCAGTCTCCATTAAGGAGTTGTCTTCGCTGCTGCTCTGGTAAAGATAGAAGCATGGCTTCGTAATCACCTGCTTGCGAAAGGTATGGGTTATCAGAAAGTCTCGCTGGTATAAATCTTCTTTTAAATAAAGGTTTTCCAGCCTTGCTATGTCCAGCGGGGTATCGCAAGACCTCTGTTGTGTCAATATCTGTGGCATCAAACGACCTGTTATACGGAGATGGGTCAATAAACATCTTCTTAACCCAATGATGGCCCCTACCTCCGGGGTTGGTCGTGGCCCTCATAAAAATTGGTAAATCAGTTGCAGTGGACCGTAGACGTGACCGCATGTAATTCCATGCGTATGGTGTGGCCCACTGTGTCAGTTCGTCAAAGCCTATCCAGCTAAATGCCAGACCCTGATAACGCAAGACATCTTCATCTCTATCCAGATAAGACATCCACAACCTTGCACCAGATGGCGCAGTCCACTGCATCTTTCTTTCTGACCATTTTATTCCCGGCCAGATTTTTGGGTATAACTCCTGCGATTTGAATATGAGTTCCCTTAACTCTTCCGTTGTATGTCGCAGAAGCAGACCACTGAACTGTGGATGCCCCATATACCTTAAAGGGTCTGCAAGCATAGCGTAGCTTTTACCGCCACCTGCACTACCCCCATATAACACTTCTCTTTCACTCGCTGCAAGAAACTCTGTCTGTGGTCCCTCGTTTGGTTTGAATAATACGTTAGCGTGTTCCTCTACGCTATCTGTTTCATGTGAAACGTCCTGTATCTCAACCTTCGGCTTTTGCACCCGTTCTTTGGGTGTGGATTTCTTGCGCTTTGGCGATTGCCTTTTCCGCATACTCTGCCCACTTGATAAGGCTTGCAGCTTGGTTCTTACGTCTTCGCTCATATTGTAATCGTTTCCTCAAACCTACATGCGAGATATATCTGCCAGTCTGTGTACTCAACCAATTTGCAACCTCACGGTAGCTGTATTGATTTACGTGCTGTCTAGCTTTCTCTAGCAAATCCAATTCAATTGGTATAGGCTGAAGAATATCGGGGTCTTCATCATCCTGCTTATATCCGAATGGTACTGTACGTGCAATACGTGGTATAGGTATCCATTCGTTTTCTTCTTTAATATCTGTTGGCTGTGGTAGCTTCCACTTGCCTATGCTACGTGACATTTTTCTTCTTTTTTTTCTTTTTATTATCCACTATTTTATGTGGTAAAAAAGATGTCTTTATTGGTTTAGGTTTTACTTTTGGTATGGGTTTAGTTTTAGGCAACGGCCTAGTATCTTTTGCCGCACCCATCATATCTAATACCTCATCTAATTTTTTATAATCTACAGCCATTACTCATCATCCTCTACTGGTGCTTTGGCTGGCATAAGCATTACGCCACCTGCAGCTTCTACCTGCACCTTCTCTGTTTTAATCAGACCTGTGCGGTCAAGCAGTTCTTTTGCTGCAACCATCTTATCACGAATACCCAACTCTGTCGGGTCATGCAATGCACCTGTCATCGCCATCGCTGCTTTCGGAGCATTACGTGCCATGTACATTTGAGTAGCCTCAAGTATTTCTTCTTTAAGACCTTTAACAATCTCTGTAGTATTAGAAGTGTCAGCATATCCTGCCAGCTTTTTTGCTTGTACCAAATCACCGCCAGCTTCTTCAAAGAGGACGTTGAGTAGTTTCTGCTGTTTGTCTGTTAGCTGTCGTGTCATTTGTTTTTACGATTATCCGTTGTGTTTATAACCATGCCACCTTTACGGTAGTCTATACTTCCTACTCTTTTACTAGGCATACCACCTTTATTTCCACCAAAGTTTATCATTCTTGCTAAACTATTTTTTGGTTTTTTCTTTTTCTTTTCTTTATCGTCACTTTTAAGAAGATCGGAAACTCCTTTTTTGAAAGACTTTACAAGACCACCAATACCACCATCTAAATTTTTAATATTCTTATTTTTGTAGTCTGCATCTTTTGCTTTTCGTTTACGTGTTTGTCCACGGGTAATTGGCTTATCATCCTCATCTAGTGACCCAGAGTATAGTATACCATTCTTAATATATAATGTCATCTAAAATTCTCCGTTGTGCATAGCGTTAGCCAGCTTAGTAGCCCGTCCCTTTACCTGAGTTGCCCACCTGCTGTCAAGCATCTCTTTTGCTGCAGTAGAATAATCATCTTCATATACAGCCGCCCACATCTTTTTAAACTTACACAATCTAGGCACACCCATATTAAATGCCATATCTACAAGTACAAGTTGACGTACAGCGTCTAGCTGCTCTACGCAAGGGTGCGCACGGACCAGTTCCTCTTCGACAATCTGTACGTCATTCTCTGCTAGATAGACCGCATCAGCTTCGGTTATTCCCCATTCATAAACGTGGTCAATAGATGGTATATCTAAATCATCCAACTCTTGTTGGGTAATTCCACGGTCTTCTAGGTTTCGTCCGATACCAATTGTATCAATTCCTAATGTATCTTTATACACCTGTAACCTTAGACCTTCGCTCACTATTAGCTTTTCTATCAGGTCTTGTGGGTTGTACTTCATTTCCTTTACCCTCGTGATTCATCCATACCGCAAATGCACCTGTCATGGCCCCCGTGACTACACTCACTAGTGCCGCTTGTTGACTTGTCGGGTCTGGTAGTGTCATGAACCACTCCACCACTCTCCACGCTGACACCGACATCATTAGCATCATCAAGCGGGGGATTAATTTCCACTCCAGTATCTTTTGGGATGCCATTATTTTTTACCAAAGAATTTAGTAGCACTACGAACACCAAATGAGGCAGCAACGATAACCCCCAAAGAATATTGATACCATTCTGGCATAGCCTGTAACTGTGCGAATCCATTTTTAACTACTTCTTCCATACCCGGAATGAACGCAAGAATGAGAGGGATGCTGAATAGAATTGTAAGCCACTCGTCTTTCCACGATGACTGACTTCCTTTAGCCATTTCCAAATCCCAGTCAATTTCTCCTGTAGCTTTTTTCTCCATGATAACAGCTTCTGCTTTAGCTTTTGCGACTTTTGTTGCAGCTTCTGCTTTAGTCTTTTCAACTTTTCCATTTAACCATGTTCCTGCTAAATCTGCTATTGGTCCTACTAAGGCGGTCCACATTATCCTACTCCTCGTCTGAACCTTGCGGTTTTCTTTGATATATTTTTAGGCTGCTTGACGAATTGCTTACCAGCACGAGTTCCTTTTCTTTTAGCAGCGGTGGTGGCTGCGTATTCAGATGGCGATAACGCCTTGATAGCAGCCGTTGGAAGGTAACGCTCACCTGTTTCGGAGGAGGGCTTTCCACTCTTCGTTCTCCACTTCTGCTTTCCCCAAGCCTTTAAACTTTTTTGTGGTTTCTTTAGTGCCATGAATAAGTTATACCATTATCTGTTTCATTTGTCAAGTTAAAAAGGAGAAAATACGGCAAACATTAAAAACATAAGTCCTACAACAACCACAGCAGTTATTACCACAGCTATCTTTATTTGCTCCATTACTTCATTACGTCTTCGTATAGCTTCTCTTCTTGCCTTTAATGCAGCTTCTTTTGCTTCCTGTATCCTCTTTTGTCTCTCTGCTAATATGCCTTTCCATGTACCATGACCAAAGCGCATATCAACCATAGTGGCAACTTCTTGAAGTTTCTCTGCTGCTATCTTTGCATCTATAACTTCTCGTGCTACGGTGCTTACACCGAATTGATCTGTCATTCCCATACCAGACTTTTTAGCCCGGTCTTGTTGTACTTGTTTTTCTCCCTCAAAAAGCTTATCTATATAACCAGCGATTTCTCCTATATCGTTGGCTGTATTAATCGTTGACTTAATACCATCCACTGCCGCTTTTACAAGCGAAATACCTGCGAGGGTTTCTGCAATCATCTCTAT